AGCAGATCAGTTGTCCGACGATCCCGAACAACTCAAGAACATCTCCCCAGACCGACTGGCGATCACCGTGGGTGTCCTCACGGACAAGTCCATGCAACTCTCTGGCATGGCTACTGCGGTCGTAGAGCACAGGCAGGGGGCGAGTATCGACGATGCCGCCAAGATGATCGCAGAGGCTAAATCTCGCATCGCTAGCAAGGTGAAGGCGAAGGCAGTCGAGGCTGAAATTGTCGCATGATCCCGGAACCAGAATCGAGATTTGATGGGCCGATATTTCACCACTATGTGGTGGAGCATGACGGCACGCAGCACAAGTGCAACACGCTAGCCTACGCCTCGTACTTGGCCGAGAAGTTCAACGCTAAGGTTTGGAATGTGGTGCTGGAGAAGTTCATCACTCCCCACATTGGTCTTTGCGGACACTGTGAGAAATACAGCAAGCTTCACTTTGTGGATGGCAACCGAGGATCACTTCCTCCAGAGGATGATTCGTTTGGATGTGATAAATGCGGAAGTGTTTATCGGATAATCGACATCCTCATGGAAACGGACGCATACAAGACCAACCCATGAAGTGGCGCACCCACCAGATCCTTTCCCCGCCTACCGATGAGGAAATTGCCCTCATGGAGCCAGAGGAGCTTATCGAGCTTCACAGGGTCTATCACGAAGCCGTAGACAACGCAGAACGCGACCCGTACCGCTTTGGCTTTCGACTCCCCCACTGGGCCAAGGCAGAGGATCAGTTGCAGGAGGTCAACGAGATTGTGGCACTTGGGGGCAACCGCAGCGGCAAGACGCAGTGGGGTGCGTTCTCTGTGGTTCGTGCCGCAATTGAAAACCCCAATGCCGAGATCATGTGCTTCGCACAGACTTCCGAGGTCAGCATTCGCCAGCAGCAGAGTGCCGTGTGGGACTGGCTTCCAGCGGAGCTACGCACAAAGCAGACATCCTCCGGGACATACATCAGTTACACGAAGAAGAATGGCTTTACCGACTCATCGCTCATCCTACCCAACGGCTCTCAGATCATATTTAAGACCTACTCCCAGTACCAGAACAACCCGACCATCTTGGAGGGAGCGGAGTTGGGTTCTCGCTCTCCTAATTGGCATAATGTGGGCGTTTGGCTGGATGAGTATTTGCTTGGCCCTGAGTTGATCAACACCCTGCGGTTCCGACTGGCAACCCGCAACGCAAAGCTACTGCTCACCTTTACCCCGATTGACGGGTACACGGAGGTGATCAAAGAGTATTTGGATGGAGCAACCAGCATAGAAAGCCGCGAGGCTGAACTGCTAAATGGTGAGCTTGTTCCATATGTCCAGAGGAGTAAGAAACGCAACGCCAGCGTCCATTACTTTCACTCACAGGACAACCCTTTCGGTGGCTACGAGCGGATTAAGGAGACTTTGGTTGGTAGGCCTAGGGAGGAGATCCTAATTCGCGCGTACGGGGTTCCGGTTAAGTCCCACGCCACCAAATTTCCCAAGTTCAACAAGGAGGTCAATGTGGTTGAGCCTCACGCTATTCCGACGAAAAATGTGACGCTATACCATATTGTCGATCCTGCGGGAGCGAAAAACTGGTTTATGGCATGGATTGCCGTTGACGCGAGCGGAACCTACTGGGTCTACAGGGAATGGCCGGGCGTGGATGTGGGCGATTGGGCCGAGTGGCGAGGAGGCAAGTGGGTTGCTGGCGATGGCGCAAAGGGGCAGGGCTACGGAATCAAGGACTATGTGGAGCTAATCAGAGACCTAGAGGGTGACGAGGAGATCATGGAGCGTCTGATCGACCCCAGACTTGGTGCTGCCAAGTACCAGTCTGCTGACGGAGCTAGTAGCATTATCGAAGATTTGAACGACGAGGGCATCGTGTGCATACCCGCCCCCGGCTTGGAAATCGACGATGGGTTGCAAGCTTTGATCGGGAAAATGTCTTGGAATGTAACTATGCCGTCAGATTCGGTCAACCGACCGCATTTCTATGTCAGTTCCGAGTGTGAGAACATCATCCAAGCCTTATCTGAATACACGGGCGATGGTGGTCTGAAAGAGGCGTGGAAAGACCCCATAGATGTCCTGCGCTACGCCGCAATCTCTGGCATTGACCATGTGGACGGGTCACATATAGCTGTAACTAGACAAGGCACAGGAGGATACTAACCATGAAAACAAAGAAAAAAGCAGCAAAGAAGGTGGCCAAGAAGGTTGCGCCAAAGGTAGAACCACAAGCGGAAGCGGTCATTCCCGCCCCAGAACCAGCAGCCGAGCCACTGGAGGTCACGGTTATTGGACTAGCAATTAACCCAAGGTATGTATATGCAGGGTTGGATGGGAATCGCATTGCCATCGAGGTTCCCAACCGCATGTCCCAGCGACTGCTTCACAAGACTATTAAAATCAACAGGAAATTAGACTCCGACACCTACGAATTATATCATGGAAACTGACTCAGAAGCCCTAGAAGGCGAATCGTTGATTTATCTGGACAGGGAGCCAGATGTGGGTGCGCTTACCTATGCCTACGAAACCGCACTCATAGACCTCGACGAGTACTTCCAGACCTGCCTCCGCAGCTATGACGAGCGGCGCAACATTTGGCCGGGCAAGAGTGACGACCTCCGCAAGCACGGTGCTAACGCATTCCCGTGGGAGGGAGCATCCGACCAAGAGGTCAACGTTATTGGAGAGCGGATCGATACCTATGTAGCTTTGTTTGACCAAGCCCTCCAACGCTCCCACATTAAGGCGTTCCCGACTTCAATGGCATCCATGCCACGGGCGGCGATGGTGTCTGGCTTCCTGAAGTGGATGCGTTCCTCGTACATCCCGAACTTCCGGGAACACATGGAACTTGGGGCTAATTACCTGCTCGAAAAAGGGTTGATGATCTCCTATGTTGGTTGGCAGCGGGAGTCCCGCACCTACCTCCAGACCATGACTCTGGACGAGATCGCGCAGGCCGCGCCAGAGATGGTGGATCTGCTCATGGACGAGAATGCCACAGAAATGGCCCTAGGATTGATTTCTCAGGCTTTCCCTGCACTTTCGGGGAAGAGAGCCAGAAAAGCCCTCAAAGACCTCAGAACGAAGGGAGAGGCGCAAATACCCATTCCTAGGGTAACCGTGGATCGCCCTGTCGTCCATTCCTGCGCCCCGGACGGTGAGGTCATCCTGCCACCCTATGTCTCCGACCCGCAGCGTAGCCCCTATATTTTCTGGAGAACCTTCCTGACTGCCCAAGAGCTTGAGAAAAAGGTCACCAACGAGGGTTGGGACGAGGACTGGGTCGAAAACGCTATCGAGCGACTCCGTGGCAAGGACAGCATGTACCTAGACGGGGAGAAGCAGAAGAATGTCACCCGCCTGCCCATCACCGATGACAACGACCTCGTTATGGTGGTCTACGGCTACCAACGCCTGATCGACGAGGAGGACGGCTCCGAGGGTGTCTATTGCACCGTTTTCCATCCCTCCGCTGAAGGATATGCCAAGCATGAGCTTTTGAATGGCTACGACGACTATCCGTTTGTGGTAACTCGTTTGTCTAATAACCAGAAGCGAATGTACGAGGTGCAGACCTTCGGGGATATCCTGCGCGGCGCACAACTCCAGATCAAAACCGAGCGTGACTCGCGTGTTGATCGTTCATCTCTGGCAACCCTGCCACCACTCATGCACCCCGCTGGCAAGCCTCCCTCTGACTGGGGGCCGGGCCGGCGCATCCCATATCGTCGCTTGGGTGAGATCCAGTGGGGGCCGACACCTCCGCCCGACAATAGCTCCGTGGAGGTCGAGGTGTCGATGATCGGACAGGCAGACCGCAGCGTTGGTCTCGACCTTAACAACCCGCTCGCGTCCATGAGGCAGCAGTATTTCGTGTCCAAGTTCTTGGATCATGTGCGTGATGTGCTGAACCTTGCTTGGAAGCTGTACCAACGCATGGGGCCGGACGAGGTTTTCTTCCAAGTCACTGGCAACCCAAATCCGCAGGTGATGACCAAGGGTTCTGCTGACGAGAACTTCTCCATCGTGGTCAACTTCGACTCCCAGAGCAATGACCCAGAGACTGCCGAGACGCAGTTGAAAAACATGGTGTCTCTGGTGCAACTCGACCGCAACGGCATCATGGATGTCAACAAGCTGTTGGAATTCACGGCATCCAGCATCAACCCGATCTTTGCCGACTATGTCCTGCAACCAGCAGAGGAAGCGCAGCAGAAGGTCATGAAGAATGTTACGGACGACCTCGCCAAAATCTTCGCAGGCATCGAGGTTCCTGCCCAGCCCAATGGCGCACAGATCGCAATGCAGCTTGTGCAAGCGTATGTCCAGCAACCAGATGTCGCACAACGCGCACAATCGGACGAGGCATTCGCAACGCGACTCCAGAAATACGCCGAGCAGTACCAGTTCCAACTCCAGCAGGCCCAGAACGCAGAGATCGGTCGCATCGGCACGGCTCCTGCCGAGATGG